AGTTGTCGATCCCGACGAAATCGATCTCCGGATCGGCCCAGAGCGGGTCGAGATGGAAGAACACGTCACCGCTGCCGTCACCCGGCTGGTGCCCGAAGTATTCTGACCAGTCGGCGGCATACCCGATCTTGGTGCCCGCCCCGAGGATCGAGCGCACATCCGCGATGAGGTCCCGGTAGGCCTGCACGGCCGGATAGGTGCTGGCGCCCGAGCGGACGGTCGTCAGCCCCGGCATCTCGGTGCCGATCAGGAACGCATCGACCCCGCCCGCCGCCGCGCAGAGATGGGCGTAGTGCAGCACCATGCGGCGCAGGCCCCAGTCGCCCGAAGGTCCGATCCAACTCACGCTCTCGCCCGAGACGCTGAAGCTGGCAGGTGTGGCCGCGCCGAACATCGCCGCGACCTGGCTTGCGGCCGTGGCGGTCTTGTCGACGGTCCCTGCGAACCCCGCCGCTGGAGAACAGGTGATCCGGCCCCGCCACGGGAACGCAGGCTGGCCGGTCTCGGCGGCGTTGTCCGAATACGGGTTCGGCAGCGTATTGCCGGGCGGCACGTCCATCAGGATGAAGGGATAGAAGGTGACGCGCAGCCCACGCGCCTTCATCTCGCGGATCGCCTGCACCACCGCGAAGTCGGACGGCGTGCCGCCGTAGACCGGGCGATCCTGGTCGTCGCGGCTGACGAGGAAGGCGCTGGCGCGGCTGACGCCGTTCACCGACCAGCTGGCGGGCGTGGTCGACTTGGCCGAGACCTCGACGCCCGGCCGCACCTGGCACGATCCCGCGCGCAGGTCGTCGCCGAACCACGCCACCACGAGGCTGACGCTCTCGACCGCAGGCGCCATCGCCTGCAGCCGGTCCAGCGCCTCCACCATGTCGGTGGAGTCGGCCAGCGCGTTCAGGTTCTCGGGCACCGTCGCGCCGCCATCGGTCTTGCGGATCGCCTGCGTCGCATAGGTGAACTCCCCCGAAGCGGGGATCATGGTGACGGCGCGGGTCAGCCCCTCGGCGGTGTCGGGATCAGCCAGCGGGCGGAACACCTCGAAGGAGAGCTGCGGCAGGCGGTTGCCATAGGTCGAGAGCGCCAGTTCCTCGAAGACCACATAGGCCGTGCCGCGATAGGCGGGAGTGCTGGCTGCGCCCATCTTCGCCGCGATGAACGAGTCAGGAGCCTGCGCCTCATCGCCCGGATACCAGCGCCAGATGACGCCGGAGAGGTCCATCGGCTTGCCGTCCGCCCAGATGCGCCCGATGCCGGTGATCGGGCCCTCGCAGAGCGCCACGGCGAAGCTGGCATAGTACAGATACTCGGTGGTCTTGACCTTGCCGCCCCCGCCACCCTTGCCGCCGCCCTGCGTGGTGGTCTTCGTCTCCTCGCGGAAATCGGTCGCCCAGATGATGTTGCCGCCCATCCGCATGCGCCCGTAGAGCCGCGGGATGACCGCGCCTTCTGTAGCGGAGGTGATGCGCAGCGTGTCGAGCCGCGCGCCCTCAATGCGCTGCGTGGGCGCCAGCGACGAGATGATCCAGCTGTCGACGACCGAGCCGATGGTGGAGCCGATGAAGCCGCCGATGGTCGCGGCGCTGACGCCGAGGATCGCACCGCCGATCGAACCGCCAATGGCAGCGCCAGCGGCACCGAGAACAAGGGTGGCCATGTTCGGGTCTCAGCGTTGCGGGAACAGGAAGGCGAAGGCGATGCGCCGCCGCCAGGGTTGCGTGAGCGGTTCCTCGATCACGCCGAGCCGCTCATAGGCGTGGAGGAAGCTGTCGGGCGCGGTCAGGATCCCGACATGCTTCGCGATGGCACGGGGCTTCATGCGGAAGAGGACCAGCGCGCCCGGACACGCCTCGGAGAGCGGCATCTCGATCATCATGGCGCGCGCACCCTCGGCCAGCACCTCGCGCGGGCCGGTCTCGCCCCAGTCGCGACTGTAGGCCGGGATCGGGAACGGCTCGGGGCCGACGACCTCACGCCAGACGCCCCGGGCCAGCCCGAGGCAATCGCAGCCGACGCCGCGCAGGCTGGCCTGGTCGTGGTACGGCGTGCCGAGCCAGGACCGTGCGATTGTGATGACGCGGGTGGGATCGGCGGCGGTCAAAGTACGGACCCCTCGTGCCCGCCGTCCTTGGTGGCGTAGCGCAGCACCGCGTCCTGGCCGGGGATGTGCGGGAAGCCTCGGAAGTTGGCGGTGTTGGCGAACTTCGCGCCGCAGGTCTCCATGCGCTTGTCGCAGCCTGCGAGGATGGTGAAGGCGTCGCCCTCGGCGATCGCGCGCACCGGCGCTTCGAGCAGGGTCAGCACCGCGATGCCATCCGTTACGTCATGGCCCAAAACCTCGGTGCGCCGCCCCGCGTTCGCGCCACTCGTCCAGTCCAGCGTGCCGAAGGTGAACCAGCCAGAGGCGAAGCCGCCGAGCCCGGAGGCGGTGAAGGCGCGGTCGCGCAAAAGGTCGATCACGGCGCCGGTTCCCTTCACGGCCGGGTCCTCCAGATCGACACCGCAGCGCGCGTCCCCGAGCGCCGCATCACAGGTCGCTTGAAAGGTCCGCCCGATCGTCTGGCCAAGCACATGCGCGAGCGAGCGGACTTCGGCGACGAAGGCCAGCCGCCCGCGCCGGATCTGGCCGATGGCCCCGCGCCGCATCAGCACGCGCTGGTTCGTGTCGGCCCAGTTCACCCGCCAGACTTCGACCTCGGCGTTGTCCCAGCGGCCGTCGAGGATGTCGGTCTCGGTAATCCGGTCCGAGGTCAGCACGCCCTCGGCGTCCTGCGCATCGACCGAGAGGTCCGAGCCGGAACGGACCTCGGAGGCCGTCAGCCCGCTCTCGGGCTCGAAATCCGTCCCCTCGAAGCTGAGCGTCCGATCGTGGTCGGTGAAGCCGAAACTCGTGCCGTCGGCGCGCACGATCCGCCAGCACCAGGCGAGCGTCGTCGTTCCCTCGTCGAGATGGGCCTGCAGGTCGGGGTCGAGGGACTTCATCGGCGCAGTTCCAGAAGCGGGATGGAGGTGATCGAGCCGAGCCGCTCGAGGTCGAGCGTCACGTCGAGCGCGTCGGTGTCGAAACGGACCGGCACGTCGAACTCGAAGCCCGCGGTGATGGCGGCGCCAGCGCCCGGCGCGGTGCTGAAGGTGACGACGCCGGTGGCGGTGTCGACCGACCAGCCGGAAGGCTGCTCGACCCCGCCGAGCGCGATGCGCGCGGTTCCGGTCACCGGCTTCGCGACGGCGCGCGTCCAGGATTGCGCACCCGAGGCGTAGCGCTTGACCAGCTGGAAGGCGGTCGTCGCGCCGTCGCCCGTGCCGATAGACTGATCGGTGGGCGACGGCGTGCCCGAAGGCAGGCAGGACTTGTGGTCACCCCAGTCCTTGAACCGGAAGCCATGCAGGCGGCCATTGCGCGCCTCGAAGAAGGCGACGACGGCGGCCAGATCGTCGGCGCGGCGGATGCCATAGGCGACATCGTAGCGGCGGCGCGAATTGGCCCAGCTGGCGTTGCGCTCCTCGTCGCCCGAGGCGAGCTCGACGATCTGCGTGCGCCGCTCCGGTCCGCCCCGCGCACCTCGGCTGATGTTGTCGGGAAACCGGACCTCGTGAAACGCCATCACATGCCCCTCCGACCGAGCGACACGGCGCGGGCGATATCCGCGGCGACCTGCGTTCGCGATTGCCGGAAGCTCTCGGCGTCGCGGGCCATGATGGTCACGTTGACCCCGCCGCCCGCGCCGTAGCTCTGTGCCTCCCGCCGCGACAGCACGCGTTCCCCGCGCTGCAGGATCGCGGGCACCTCGTCGTGACGAAGCCCGGCCATGCCGCCACCATGCATCCGCGGCGCGGCGGCGAAGGCCATGGCCGGGACCATCCGCGAGGGTCCAGCCGATCCGACCATCCCGCCCGCATGCAGGACGTTGGCGAAGATGCCGCCCGCCCCGGAGAAGACGCCGGAGAGCGCATTGGCGATCGGCCCGAGGATGAACCGCCGCGCCGCCAGTTGGGCGAGATCGGCCAGCAGCGACGTCACCAGATCGCGGAAGTCGAGCTTGCCGGTCTTCACGAACTGGCCCACCGCGTTCTCGGCCGACTGGAAGGCGCCGACGAGGCTCTGGCCGATGTCGCCACCGATCTCGCGGGCCTTGCTGGCGTAGTCGGAGAGCGCGGCGGTGACCGCCCGCCAGCCGGTGACGGCCGCGTCGGTC